TCACATAAAACTGTTACAGAGTTTCAGCTATTGGCGAATAATTTTGTAGACAAAAGGTTGTGAGAAAATGGACTATAATGCGGTTGCTCAAATTATAAGCACTCTCGGCTTCCCGATTGTAATGTGCGGTGTACTTGTCTGGTTGAACGTTAAGCAGATGAACGTACACAGGGAAAGCGAGGAAAATTTTACGCAAGCTCTTTCGGATAACACAAAAGCCTATATCGAACTTAAAGAAGCGATTACAAATTTAAAGTTAAAGGGGGAAAATTAAAATGAAACTTAGCGAAGCGCGTGAATTTATTGACAAATTGTATAATAGCGAAGATGGTTTTACGGACGATATGCGTGAAGATTTGCGACGGTTGCATGACAGTGAAGATGAACAAGAGGGAATGGAACGTTACTGGAAGGAAATGTCCGATAAAATGGACGGTATTTCCAACGCGTTTAAAGACTTTAAGCGCGATTATGTTACCCGCGTTTTGACTGGTCGTGATGCTGTTAAGAAGCATGTTGAAGATTTGAAAGACGATGATTTCGACGACATCGAGGACGAAACGGAAAAAATCAAATCCATTTTTAACGAGGAGGTAATTGAAAAATGAAAAGTGCAAAAGTTTTGACAAATGTAACCAATAATGCACCACAGATTCTAACCGCTTTGCGTGCGCAGATGGTGGCAGAAAATCCTAGCTTTGAGAATCGGCTCCCGCAGGTGACGCAGGATAATATCCGGGAATTTGGTGCGGCGGTACTTGATTATCAGCCTGCGCAGAATGCTTTTGTAGATACTTTGGTGAATCTTATTGGTCGGGTATGGATTACGTATCGACTGTTTACTAATCCTATGAGGGTACTTAAAAAGGGTATTCTGGAATACGGCGACACAGTAGAACTTGTCTATACAAATCTTGCAAAAGCACACCAGTTTGACCCGGCGCAGGCTGAAGAAGAATGGATGAAGCGCGAAATTCCTGATGTTAATACTGCCTTTGCAAAACTTAACTATCAAGTATTTTATAAACAGACTATTTCCGACGACATGTTACGACAAGGGTTTATGTCGTGGCAGGGCCTTAGCGATTTTATCAGTTCTGTATTTAATGCTATGTACACGGGCGCGGAACTGGATGAATTTATCACGATGAAAAATCTGCTTGCTCAGTACGGGACGGCGGGCAAGTTCGCTGTTGAAGTAATTGACGAAGTGACAGATAATACATCCGCGCACATGGCGCTTGCGAAAATGAAAGCTGTTTCGAATAAAATGGCTTTTATGCGCTCGGATTATAATAGCCTTGGTGTCCTTACTGCAACGCCGAAAGAAAAACAGGTTCTTATTATCGACGCGGACACCGATGCATATTTGGCCGTACTCGGTTACAGCACTTTGTTTAATCTTGAACCCGCGAAGGTTCAATACCGTGTTATCGTTGTGGATGAAATCCCCATTCAGGATACGCACGCGATTCTGATTGATGAAGATTTCTATGCGGTATGGGATGCTTTGCAGAAATTCACCCGCGATATGAACGGGCAAGGCCTGTACTGGCAATATTGGGCGCACTACTGGAGAATCATGGCCGTGTGCCCGTTTGCGAATGCGGTTGCGTTTGTTACCACTGCCCCAACAATTACAGGGGTTACCGTTTCGCCCAGTACCACGACTGTAAATAAGGGTTCTACCATTCAGATGAACGCTACCGTAGAAGGGACTGGACTTTATCCGCAGGGTGTAACGTGGGCTATCTCCGGAAATTCTGACAGTGCGACCACAATTACACGGGACGGTGTACTCACCATCGGGAGTACAGAAGCTGGGCCTGTAACGGTAACTGCAACCTCTATTTATAACACAGAAAAGAATGGTACGGCTACTATTACTGTGAACGCTTAAAGTTTATAGCCGGGCGGTTAACGCCGCCCGGCAAATATAAAGGAGAAGAAAATGGCAATAAATCCCAACACAACAATTTATCTATGTGCAGGCATACCATGGGGGAATGATTATGCGCATGTTAGATTGTTCCAGAATATGGAAGAGCGTCTTTCTTTTCTTTCCACAAAAATTGTTGCAACGCTTGACGGTGCAACTTATCAGCGAGACGATAAATTTGTTTCGTTTCCAGCAAATTATGAAACAATTGCAAACTGCAATTACATGTATTACCGAAATAACAATCGGTGGTACTTCAACTTTATTACAGATATACGTTTTCAGAATGAAAACAAAAGTGATGTGTATTTTGAACAGGATGTTTTTCAAACATGGTTTGCAGATAACACGTTGAAAATTTCTTTCGTTGAGCGTGAGCATACAAATGACGATACATTCGGAAATAATCTTGTACCCGAAAATCTGGAAACGGGGGAATATGTTTATAACCAGAATATTACAAGCGGTTATGGCACTGTTTATGATTTTACACCGGGGATAATCATAGCTGTATCGGAACGGTTGGACGGCACACCTACTTCCAGTCTCCTTGATAACACTTTTACAGGACTATCTTATTACTACGCAAAAAAAGAACGTGTTGACATGGCAATTTCAATGGTTGATGAGTATGCAAAAAGTGGTAAAGGTGATGCAATAGTATCAATGTTTATGTACCCGCTTGAACTTTTGAATATTTTTCCCGCTTCGCCATCCTATGGCTGGGTATCGGGCATGGGCTCGGAAAGAATCTACGGAAATAAACTGTTAAACGTTTTTGCTCCGCTTGATGGCTACACGCCAAAAAATAATAAATTATACACATACCCATATAGAGCCTTGGAATTGTACGGTTCTGGAGCAAGTGGCAAAGAATACCGTTACGAGTTTTTTGATTTTGAAGCACACGGACTAAATGGCCCGTTTGTGTTGTTTAGTTCCCTTGGCGGTTCTGCTCCTATCGTATGCACACCGTTGAATTATAAAGGTCTTAACATATCACTTGATGAATCATTAACAATGCCCGCTTTCCCTGTTTGTTCATGGGTGAACGATACTTTTAAAAACTGGTATGCTCAAAACCAAATGGGGATGAACTTAAACGCTTTAACAACAATTGTTGGTGGTTCTGTTGGGGCGGGTGTTGGAGTTTTTACCGGGGATTTTTCGGGAGCGGCTGAAAGTGTTGTTGGCGCGGCAACTAAAATAGCAAATACCCTTGTCACAATTGAAGAACACAAAATAATACCTGATAGCGCACGAGGAAATACCGCTTCTTCAAATTCTTTCTTTGCAAATGGTCAATGGTATTTTTACATGTTTCCGAAATGCGTTCGTTATGAATATGCGAAACGCATTGACGATTATTTTACAATGTACGGTTACAAAACCCTACAAACAAAAGTGCCTAACTTATATGGACGCCGTTCATGGAATTTCGTGAAATGCACAGAAGCTAATTTAATAGATAGTATTCCCGTAGTGGCACACAATCGGATTAAACAGGCGTTTGAAACTGGTGTAACTTTTTGGCATACAAACGATATCAAGAATTATGCTCTTGATAATTCTATTATTTAGGGGGTGTGATAATGGCAAGAAAAGGAATAGGCGGGAGAGATTTTCAGTTTTTTGATTCTCTCGCTTTAAATAATGTGACATACAACGAATACACAATCCGATTGCTCAACATTGCACTAGCCCGGTTTAAATGGGAAAATGTGCCAAAAGGAATTGACATTCGTTATCTCGAGCTAATGCTTATTACACAGGGTTCGGCGCTTGTTTTTTATGAAGATAGTCTAGACCAATATTTTGGTTTGGGGGTTGCATACACCGGCCCGCTTAACTGGTACGGTGTGCCCTCTGAGCGAAGCGCAATTGCCGCAAATGGTCGCCCATTCAGAATGCTTTACGAAAATGATAGCGTGCTGATTTTTAATAATATGGCAAGAACAGGAGACGCTTATATTATAAATGAGTACGCCCGAAAGCTCTACGAAATTCAACGCAATGCAGAAACGAATGCGAATTTACAAAAGTTCTCGGCTTTCATTGCGTGCAATGAAAAGGAAAGATTATCGCTTAAAAACTTGATTATGAAGTTGGACGGCGGTCAACCGTTTATTTACGGTGATAAGTCCTTGAATCTTGACAGCATAAAGCCGATTAACCTAGATATCCCGTTTATTGCACGCGATTTACTAAGTGTTAAAACTGAAATTTATAACGAAGCGTTGACAAGCCTTGGTGTCGTTTCAGCTTTTACAGACAAACGGGAAAGGCTTGTTGCAAATGAAGCCGCCGCACCGTTTGGTTCACTTGAAATGATAAGGGAATCTTACCTTTACGAACGAAAACAGGCATGCGAAAAAATAAATGAAATGTTTGGCACTAATATGATAGTAGAATTTAATTCGGAAATTCCAATTGTGCCGGAAATGGGCGGTGACATTGAAAATGAGTAGTTACACCGTTGAGTTAAGACAACTTATTCAAAATGGTTATGACATAGGACTAAAGGACTATCCTATTTTTGATGAAAGTTACCGTGAAACGCTTAACAATAAAATTATAACGCATTACTGGATGAGGGAAATTGGAGCAGAAACAGCAGGTCTTTTTAAACTTTATCTTAACCGCACAATGGGTGAAATAATGCCGTATTACAATCAGCTTTACAAGAGCGCACAACTTGACTTTGACCCGCTGAATGCTTACAATTACGTTGAAACAAATATGGAGCTTGAAAACGTTGAAAGTGACGGTACACGCACAGACACAGCAGACGGAAAAAGCCTTTACAGTGATACACCACAAGGGTTGTTGGATAATGGCGCTATTGCCGACGAAAAATATTTAACTTCGGCAACTTTAAATGATTCATCGGCTTCTTCAACTGCAAACAATTTGCAGAAACGTGACCGAAATTTTGAGAAGAAAGTGCGCGGGAATATGTATCATAATTTGAGCGAATTGCTGAAAGACTACCGGGAAACATTTTTGAATATCGACATGGAAATTATCAATAACCCGGAAATACAAAACTGCTTCATGAAGCTTTATTAAAGGAGGTGAATAATATGGATTTTCTAAATGTGGTTCGGTGTTGTACACCCGCTTTGCCGTCTGCATATGCCGATGCTCTATCGTATTATGATGCATTGTGTAAATTGCAGGGCGCAATTAACGAAGTGATAGCCACTTTAAACACGTACACACCCGTAACCGAAGAATGGGTTAAAAATTATGTGAATGAACAACTAAATTCGATTATTAAAGATATTGAAGATTTTGAAAGTTCAGTTGATGGAAAAATCAACAATCTGGAAAACCAGTATGCACAATTTACGCAGGAAGTTAATGAAAAAATCGTTGGAATAATTGATACGGTTAATAAAAATAATGAAATTTTCTATAATTATCTGATTACAATTGTCAACCAGAAATTGGAAGAAGTTGTAAACCGACTTGGAGACGAAACGATTATCAACAACCCTGTATACAATAAAATGGACAGTTTAAAAAATACTTTAAATGATATGTATGCAGGGGTGCGGCAGACGGGAATTACTGCATATGAATATGCAAAGTTGGGGCTGACCGCTACAAAATATAAGGCTTATAACATTACCGCTTTTAACTATGCAACATCCGCGCGTTTTATCTGGCACAAACTTATTTATGGTGTGTACTCTGCAATTACAGGTGTTTTTACTTCTACGCAACAAGCTATGAACGAGTTAACCCAGCAGTTAAGAACAAGCGGACTAACCGCAAACGAATATAAAGCGCTTGACTTGACCGCAAATAGTTATACCGCTAAAAACTGGACAGCGTACAATTACGCTTGGAACTCTAAAACTTAAATAAAAGGAGAAAAATTATTATGGCTAGCACAAACAAAACAACTACTCTTGACCTTTCCCAATTCGTCGGCACTGACAAGCCCGACTGGCTGACCGATTACAACGAGGACATGGAAAAAATTGACACTTGGGCGACAACAGCTGATTCCGATATTAACGCCGCGAATAACAATGCGTCTGGAGCCAAAACAACGGCAGAAGTCGCGTCACAGGCGGCGAATGCCGCGACCACCAGCGCGGCACAGGCTAACACGGCAGTGCAGAGTCTGCAAAGTTCTCTTAACTGGGTTCGCGGTACTATTTCTAATCCGACAGCAGGTGTGTTCCAAACCACAAACTTTACATGTGAATATCAGCCCGCAACTGGTATTCTGAATGTTTATGGATCTGCCACTTTTGTAGCGGCCCCGTCCTCCGCTATCCCCTCAAATAATTATGTTAGTATCGGTACACTTAACATTCCGGGAATGCCTAACCCGGGTGATACTAAACCGATTTACATTGCGTGTTCACTGGTTGCAATTGGCGCACCTATTTCCGTGCAGGCTCAAAGCATGCGCTTGACCGCTTCTAAATCCATTGAAGTTTATTTGGGTGATGCATGGCCCAACCCTGATACCTATACTGGAAAGCAAATCGGCGTTCGCTTTATGATTTCAACAAATAAGTGGTAAAGATGAAGCCCCTCCTAACGGAGGGGCTTTGTTTTTATTCAAATGTTGTGTCTTTCGGTTCGAGTAAATAATCGTTTGGATTTTCCCAGTAATCGGATTCAACTTTTGCTAAAGCTTCATAGTAGTTTTCTGCATCAATTTCTACAACTGCTTCATGGACTTCTTTGATTGTGATTTTGAATGTCATAATATCTCTCCTGCTATTTTAATAATTTAAGCCAAGATTTCTAAAATAAATGCGTGTAACTGCAATTCTGATTTGTTTAAGGTTTGCTCTACAAGCCGGATAGTACACATTCATTTTACAATAATGATAAATTTCCGTTTGTTTCGTTTCTGCCAAATTTTCAAAAT